CGTGAAGGCCGGCACCGACCTTGCGACGATGCAGCGCATCCTTGCCCCGCGTGACACGGGCGCGTTGCAGGACAGCATCCATGTCACCGGCCCGGGACAGACCACGCCCGCATACAGCCAGCCGGGAGGTAGCAAGACTGCCCGTGAAAATCAGGTGCTCGTGACCGCGGGCAACAGCGAGGTGCGCTATCCGCATCTCGTGGAATACGGGACAGCCGAAGCGGCAGCTCAGCCGTATTTCTGGCCGGCCTATCGCCTCATGCGGAAGAAGCTGGGCACCCGCATCAAGACCGCCGTTCGCAAAGCTGTGAAGGGGACGAAGTGATGGAGGCAAGTCTTGAACTTCAGAAGGCCATCCGGTCGCGCCTCGTGGCAGCGTCTGCCGTTACCGCGCTCGTGCCAGCTACCAACATCGTGGACCGCAATGGCACCCCGGCAGTCTTCCCGTGCGTCCTGCTGGGCGAGGGCCAGACGGTGCCGGGAGGTGACATCGCCCGTACCCGCCATGATGCCTTCCTAGACCTCCATATCTGGGCCAAGGAAACCGGCCTCGTGACCGCCAAGCAGATCGCCGGGGCGATCCGTGCCGCCCTCGCGGATAGTGTCTGGAGCATTCCAGGCATCCACGTTGCCGACCTTCACGTAACCTCCAGCCGTTTCCTGCGCGACCCCAACGGCCTCCATAGCCATGGCGTGCTCAGCCTGTCCGCGAACCTTGTAGAGGTGGCATGATGCGTGCGGGTAAGCTCGACAAGACCATTGAAATCCAGCGCCACACCCTCTCGGTGGATGACTATGGCACCCAGACTGAAGGCTGGGCAACCGCTGCCACCGTGCGCGCTCAGGTGATGCAGTCCACCACCGAAGAATTCCTCCGCAGCTTCGGCACCACTTCGGACATCGCCATCATCTTCCGCATCCGTCACATGGAAGGGCTGACCCCGACTGACCGGGTGCAATTCAATGGACAGGCCTATAACCTGAATGAGGTGAAGGAGCTTGGCCGTCGTGCCGGTCTGGACCTCCGGTGCGTGGCGGTGGAGGACTGATCATGGGGCTGAAACTCGTCCTCAAGAAGAAAAAAGTGAAATTGATTGCAAATCCGTTTGCCGACATCCCCGACCCGTTCGGGTACGGCCAGCGGGCAGTCGATTTTCTGCGCAGCCTGAAGCACCCGAAGTCCCGCCACCCGGAAGGCAGTTTCCAGCTGGACCCGTGGCAGGAAAGGATTGTTCGGCAGATTTACGGACCACGCCACCCAGACGGCACCCGTATCGTGAAGACAGCCTTCATCCTTATCCCTCGTGGTAACCGCAAAACCTCGCTTGGTGCCGCCCTCGCGCTTCTCCACACCATGGGACCGGAAGCCGTTCCCGGTGGTGAAGTGCTGACCGCTGCCGCCGACCGCAAACAGGCCAAGCTCGCCTTCACCGAGGCGGAAGGCATTATCGGCGCTGGAGATGCAGACCTGTGGCGCAAGGGGCAGGCTTCCCGCCGCTTCGATGCAGCCGAAACGATCAAGGTTCAGGACTACAAAAACCGCATCACCTTCCCGAACGGTTCATTCATAGAAAGCCTGTCCTCAGACGCGGGAACACAGCACGGACGATCGCCGACGATGGCCCTTGTGGACGAACTTCATAGCCACAAGAAGCCCGACCTCTGGCAAGTTGTCCGCACGGGCTTGGCCAAGACCAAAGGCTCTTTGCTCGTGGTCATCACCACCGCAGGACGGGGACAAGAAAACCTCGCCTATAAGGTCACAGACTATGCACGTAAGGTCGCTCATGGCGACATCAAAGACCCTGCCTTTTTGCCGGTTCTATTTGAAGCGTCACCAGACGAGGACTGGGAGGACGAAACCGTTTGGCATCGTGTCAATCCGGGATTGAAGCTGGGATACCCCGATTTGGAAGGACTTCGCCAGCTTGCCCGTGAGGCGAAGGAGCGCCCGGGAGACCGCGAGGCGTTCAAACAGCTCCATCTGAATATGTGGGCCGATCATTCCGCCACGCCTTTTGTCGAAATGAAGGTTTACGACGAAGGTGCAGAGCCATTCGACTTGCGGGAGTTAGAGCACGAACCGTGCTGGCTAGGCGTGGACGTCTCCAGCAATTCGGACCTGACCGCTGTTGTGGCCTGTTGGCGGGACCCCGATAAGGAGGGTGGCTATATCGTCCACCCGTGGTTCTTCTGCCCGGGCGAAAACATTGAAAAGCGCACCCAGCAGTCCGGCTATCCCTATTCGGAATGGGCAGAGACGGGCGCTCTACACCCAACCCCCGGCAACGTGATCGATATCCGCATGGTGGAGGATCATATCCGTGACCTTTGCGAACGCTTCGAAGTGCGGGAGATCGCCGCCGACCCCCATTATGCCAGGATCATGCTCAGCAACCTTGTCGAGGACGGTTACCCAGCTATCCAGTTCCGCCAAGGATGGATGAGCATCGGGCCCGCGATCCACGAGCTGGAGAAGGCTATCCTCGCCAGACGCTTCCGGCACGGCGGGCACCCCGTCCTCCGCTGGAATTTTGATAACATCGCAATCCAAGATGACGGCAAGGGAAATCGTTCATTCAACAAATCCAAGGCGCGAGACAAGATCGACGGTGCCGTTGCCGCTGCCATGGCCGTGGGCCGTGCCGCTACCGGTGAGGACACCCGCTCAATCTATGACAGCGACGAACGGGCCGAAGGCCTTTTGATCTTCTGAGGAGATAGACATGCCGACCGATACCGAACAACTCGTCGTCTCTTTGGAAGCCCGTATCAAGGACTTTGAGCGAAATTTCCAACGGGCGAACCGGACCTCCAGCCAGAACTTCAAAGCCATCGAAGCGCAGGCGAAGCGTTCCGCCGAAGCTCTGGAAAAGTCCATGTCGGGAGCCTCCAAAGGCGTCAACATGGCAATGGCGGGGCTCAAAGGCGGCATCGCCGGACTTGTCGCCGGCCTGTCAGTGGGTGCCATCACCGGCATCGCTTCCCGGTTGAGCGAGATCACCAAAAGCGTGGCCAATATCGGCAACGAAGCCAAGCGTGCCGGCCTCAGCGCGAAAGCGTTTCAGGAGCTGGGCCACGTCGCCACACAGAACCGCATCCCCATTGACGCCCTTGTGGACGGCATGAAGGAACTCAATCTGCGGGCGGATGAGTTTATCGTGACCGGCGGGGGCAGCGCTGCCGATGCCTTCAAGCGTCTGGGGTTTAGTGCTGCCGAGCTGAAGCGCAAGCTGGAAGACCCGAGCGCTCTCCTCGTGGAGATCATGCAGCGCATGGAAGGGCTGAACCGTGCGGCGCAAATCCGTATCGCTGATGAGCTATTCGGCGGCACGGGTGGTGAGCGTTTCGTTGAACTTCTGGACCGGGGAGCCGCTGGTATCCGGCAGCTCATCGCGGAAGCCAATGAATTCGGTCTCGTGCTTGACGATGACGTGATCAAGCGGGCTGATGAGATCGACCGGAAATTCAATCTCATCGCTTCCACCGTGGGCACCAATCTCAAGAGTGCCGTGGTGGATGTCGTGTCTGCCATGGATGACTTCCTCGACCGCTTCAACAAGCTGGAGGAGCAATCCGACCGGAACGTGCAGACGCGCCTCGTCGGGGTCTATGACGAACTGAAGGCGGCAAAGGATGAGCTGGCCGGCCTCCAGCTCGACAAGGCAGCTTTCCCCGAAGACTTCACCATAGATGCCAATATCGACCGCCAGAAAGAGCGCATCGAAGAGCTGACCAATGAAGCCCTGAAGCTCCGAGATATCCTTGACCGCCGGAATGGCTACAGCGAGGGCTTCATCTACAAGACCGGTGAGGAGGCTCAGAAGACCAAGCCCCCGCTGGACGACCTCAGCAGCGCCCTTGGTGGCACCGGCAGCGCAGCCAGCAAGGCGGTGGACGGTATCACCTCCTATGCCGATGCTATCCGCTCGCTGAAGGATGAGGTGCCGGGGCTGGCTAAATCCTTGGCTGAGCTGGATGCCAAAGCACGTATCGATGCGGTGCACCGTAAGGCGCTTTCCATGGCCCAAGGCCAGCGAGAAATCGCGCTTGCCAATGAGATGCGAGGAAGCGCCTTGCGTGGCCTGAACCTGAAGAGCGCCACCGACGATCCGTCAAGCTACCTATCGTCCGTCCTGGCATCGGGCAAAGCCGCCTCGCACATCACCGGCATGCAGTCGGAATTTCAGCAGAAGCTGGCCACGATGATTGCGAACCTGCCCGACGATCTCAAGGGACAGGTGACCGTAAATAGCGGGTACCGTTCCCCCGAGCGGCAGCAGGAGCTATGGCTTCAGGCGCTCCAGAAATACGGTTCCCCCGAGGCGGCACGCAAGTGGGTAGCACCTCCCGGCAACAGCCAGCATAACAAGGGCAACGCCGCTGATCTCGGTTATGGCTCAGATGCTGCACGCTCGTGGGTGCATCAGAACGCGGGGCAATACGGTTTGTCCTTCCCGATGGGGCATGAGCCTTGGCACATCGAAGACGAAGACGCCCGGTCTGGAGCGCGATCCGCTCAGATCGATCAGCAGACGCAGGCACTCACCCAGCAGGCAGAAGCCTATAAGCAGATCGTCACCGAGGCTCAGCAGTTTACCCAAAGCCAGAGCACCGAGCAGCAGGCCCTTGGAATGACCGCTCAGGCAGCTCAGGCGTTGCGGTATGAGCAGCAGATGCTGGCGGATGCTCAGCGGCAGGGTATCGCTGTCACGCCCCAGCAGCGCAGCGAAATCCAGCAGCTCGCTGCCGGGATGGCTCAGGCCGAAGCTGCCACCACCCGCTTTGCTCAGACGCAACAGGACAGCGCTGAGATGGCGCAGATGTTCGGCAACACTGCCGTGGACGCCCTGAGCGGCATCCTCACCGGCACCATGACGGCAGAACAGGCCTTGGCCTCGCTGGGGCAGCAACTCCTGAAGCTGGCCTTGCAAGGCATGCTCATGGGGCAGGGACCGCTGGGCGGCGGCGGTGGTGGCCTCTTTGGCTGGCTGTTCGGAGGGATGAAGGATGGCGGTCCCGTCAAGGCTCAGGCCTTGGCCAGTGGCGGTCCCGTACGTGGTCCCGGCACCTCCCGCAGTGACGACGTGCCGGCTTGGCTATCGGATGGGGAATACGTGGTGAATGCCGCTGCCACCCGGAAGAACCGCGCCGCCCTTGAGGCAATCAACTCCGGCAAGGTACCCAGCCTCGATCACACCGCCATGGGCAGGGGAAGCATCCGCGCCACGACCAATCAGGTCAGCAATGTCTTCTCTCCGACCATACCCATCACCGTGCAGGCATCGGGGAACAAGGAAACGGATGCTGCCCTATCGAAGCGCTTGAACGCGGAGCTGTCCACGATGCTGGACAACAAGATGACCGAGTTTGTGCAGAAGCAGCAGCGTCCCGGCGCGATGATGCACGGGAAGCGGTTCGTCTAAGCTGCTTTATCCTCTCGTCCACCCTTGGCGACTACCTGCGGCTTCTTCTCGTAAAGCCGCTTTATCAAGTAATACAGTCCGTAACTAGTGACGACGATCAGGTGCGCGTAAGGGATTGCTATAGTCGATTTGATTAAGGGCGAAATAATATCCAACGTGGAGATATTGTAACTCTCGATGTCGAACCTCAGTAAATTTCCGAGGCGCGTCGATCCCCCAATAACGACAAGAAAGTTGGAAAGAATAGCTAATCCGAGCGATAGGAATGACAGGTATCCAAAAATCGAGCAGACAAACTCCCGCCTGCTCAGTTTCTCAAAAGCTCCTTCTTTCGAAATGATCCTTCGAACTTGCCCAATCTGGATTTTGTCGTCCAGATCACTGCCACGGGACAGCGTTGCTGCGGCCACTAGCGCGGCAACATAGAAACCGGCCAACGCGGAGCATAAGTTCATCATATTGGACAGGAAGCCGCCACTGCCCATGAAATTAGCGTCCGGCAGTAGGACGAAAGGCAATGCGATAACGATGGTCAGCGCCGCGGTAGCAGGCGCGTCACGCCTGCCCATTGCTCTCATTTTTTCATCGCGTAGCTTTAGATAGCCGAGCGGGTAGAACAACAAGGACATCGCTGCCTCCAAGCCAAAAGGCTATCACCTGCGTCTTAGAAGCTCAATGCTCTTGATCACAAACTCCGGAACGATATCGGGGGCGCAGGAGCGGAGCGCGGTCTTGAAAACAATCTGCTCGGAGCGGACAAAGAGAATTTCCTTCGCTTCGGCCTCTCTGTCGATTTTGACTGTCTTTTGCCGCTTATTGTCCAGCTCAAGGTCCACCCCAAAGTCCGTCCAACCGTTCTTGTGGGCTTGGTCTCGCCAAGCTGACAGTTTTTCCAGCATGGTGTCGGTGTCGAGCTGTGCTTTGATCTTCAGCGTCGCGGTCTGCCTGCCTGGCTCGACCAACCCCTCCCCATCGATGACATCCGCTGGAACAGGACGGCTCAATTTGATGCTCAACACGCCTTTCTTCAGCGCTTCGGCAAAGCTCTCAGATTTGATCCCTTCATACTTTAAAGATGCGGTGGTTTCCTGGATCTCACCGTTTTTGTCAGTATAATCATAAGGATACGCCGCCAGTATCTTCCGGAAGATTGTCCACAGTGTACCCATGCTCAAGCCGGGTATTTCTTCCAGCGCACATAGATACTGATTTCTCGAAACTAAATCGGGCAGAATAAGAAGATGGGCGGAATGTGACTGTTCCTCATCAGCGTCCTTCGTGCCGTCGCGCAGAATTCGCTTTCCACCTTTAATTTTGCGGTAGGTGGGATCAGGCGCGTTCTCTCGATCACGATGAAATAGGAGAACAAGTGCCCCTCCCTTCGCGATCACTTTGACGAGAGACACGACGTCACCGTTGCTTTGCTTTTCCTCAGCCTCAGCTTCGCCGATCTTCTTTTCAAGCGCCTCGTGGAGGCTTGGCAAACCCTTCTTCTGCTTGAACAGTGGCAGGGCGGCGCCGAGCTTGTGCCGCGCTTTGATTGTGAGATTGTAGGTCCGCACGAACCGAGAATGCTTTTCGAAGAACAACGTCGCCTCCTTAACCGCCGATTGCAATCTCATCCTGTGGACTATCGTGCAGCTAGGTCAATGGCCGCATCACCAGTTCGAGTATTGAAATCTTGAAGTTCCCCGATTTCTTCAAACTTCTCAATGCAGATAGGCCGCAACGCGGCCAGCGAGATACTGGATGTCCTCGTCGGACAGGGCTCTGAGCCCAGCTGCGATAGCCGACCTGACCCGCTCCTCCGTGTCGTCGTGCAGGGAAGGGGCGGGCCGCGGATCGCGCAAGGACATCTCCAGCCGGTGAACGATCTCTCCAGTTAGAGATCGGCTGCTCGCTTTTGCGCACTCCTCAAGGCGCTCACGCAAATCTGATCCGTCAGGAAATCGGAGAAGCAGTTGCTGCCCTTCACGTTTTTTGGTTTCCACTGGCATAGCCGCTCCTATCAAATTTATATCAAACGGATATTGACGATGTTATCTGAGTGATATAAAACTGATTTCGCAATCAGACGCAACATTCGAATAGGAGTTAAAATGTCTGACCCGTCCGACATATCGCCGCTGCTTGTCCGCATACCGGCTCCTCTCAAAACTTGGCTGAAAGCGAGGGCTGAGGATAATGCCCGCTCCATGACAGGGGAAATCGTGGCGCTCATGCGAGCAGCTCAGAAGCAGGAAGCCAAGGAGGCGAGCCTTGGTTAACCCCTCCCCCCGGGCGGCCATCTACGCCCGATACAGCACGGACCTCCAAAGCGAAAAGAGCGTGCAGGATCAGTTCGATCTTTGCCAAGCCTTCGCGAAGCGTGAGGGCTTCCTCGTGGTGGAAACATACTCGGACGCCGCAAAGAGCGGCGCGAGCATGCACGGGCGCGATGGGCTGCTCAGGATGTTGCGAGACGCCAAGGCCGGTGCCTTCGATGTTATCGTTGTGGAAGCCTTCGACCGCCTTTCCCGCGACATGGCGGACATGAGCGCCATTCACAAAGACATGGCTTATATTGGCGTAGAGATCGCCACCGTGAACGACGGTAAGGCCTCCACCGTCAACGTCGGTTTGCGTGGCCTCGTGGCCCAAGTTTTCCGCGAAGACAACGTGCTGAAAGTGCGCAGGGGCATGGCTGGCCTCGTCAAGGAAGGTCTCACCGCTGGCGGACGTGCCTATGGCTACCGACCCGACCCCGCCTGCCCGGGGCGACCGGTTATTGAGGAGGAGGAAGCGAAAATTGTTCGCCATATTTTCGAAGCCTACGCCAGTGGCCAGTCACCTAAAGCGATCTGCCGTCGCCTGACCGCTACGCACGTCAAGGCACCACGGGGCGACACGTGGGCACCGACCGCATTGATAGGCTGTGCAAAGCGAGGCTCAGGCATCCTGCGCAATCCACTGTACCGGGGGGAGATCGTTTGGGGGAAAAGCCGAATGGTGAAAGACCCTAGCACCGGGAAGCGTCTCAGCCGTCCGAATGCACCCGGCGAAATAAAGCGCGCCCATGCAGAAGAGCTGCGCATCATCGATGACGAACTCTTCGAAGCCGTACAGGCGCAAATGAGTGCCCGCACCATCTCCCGAGATAAGTTTCGCACCCAGCGCCGCCCTCAGCGCTTGCTGAGCGGCTTGCTCCGGTGCCCATGTGGCTCAGGCATGTCCGTCGCTGGCGTAGACAAGAGCGGCCGGACGCGTCTGCGCTGCGCGTCTCATACCAATAACGGGAGCTGCCCTTCGCCTCAGACGCACTACCTTGACGACGTGGAAGCTCTGACAATCGATGCCCTCACCCGTGAGCTTGCCACCCCCGAGCGCATCAGCTCCTATGCCGAGGCTTACATGCGGAAGCTCCGCGAAGACGTGGAAAGCGACGCGGCACGCCGTGGACATGTTGAAAAGCGGCTGGCTGAGATCGCCAAGGATAATAACCGGCTGATGGACCTGCTGATGCAGGGCATGGGGGACGTCACGCTGATCGATGCACGTATCAAGGCGCAGGCAGCGGAGCGGGCAGAGCTTGAGCTGGAACTAAAAGCCCTCCCCCAGACCACCACCATCGCGGTGCTGCCCTCCGCAATCGATGACTTTGCGGAGCGCCTGATGGCAAATCGCCCTAAGCTGGAGTTGGCTCTAAACGTGTTGGACGATCTCGGGGAGTTGCAGAGCCTAGTGCGAGAAATAGTGAAAAGCATCACCGTGCGCCGAGACAGTGAGGGCCGCTTGCATCTGGCAATCGAAAGCTGGTTGGACCCGTTCTTAGACCCGGGAACACAGCCGTTGAAGGTCAATCGGGGCTGGGGGGCTGTCGAGTTGGTAGCGGAGGAGGGATTCGAACCCCCGACACAAGGATTATGATTCCTCTGCTCTAACCTACTGAGCTACTCCGCCGCCCGAAGGGACGTTCGGAACAAGTCCGTTTTCCGTCCGGTGCGCGGCTTATAAGGTGCTGTTCCTGCGGGTGTCAAGCGACGTTCGCACAAAAAGCGCTTTGTCCGCGGGGCCTTGGGCGGGTGCGGCTTGTCAGGCTGCGACGGGGGCTGCGAGGAGGCGCTTCAGGGCGTCTTCCGCGGCCGGTTCGCGCTCCGAACGCTGGATGAAACCGCCGCCATAGATGCGGGCGTCCTCGCCTTCGCCCGAATAGAGCGCGCAGGCCTGGCCTGGGGCCACGCCCGGCTCGCCTTCGGCAAGCTCGACGAAGATGCCGCCTGCGCCGGACTGCAGACGCGCCGGGCGCGGCGGGCGCGTCGAGCGCACCTTTGCATAGCAGTCGAAGCCGCCTTCGGCGATCGTCGCGAGGTCGCCGTCGCCGAGCCAGTTGATGTCTCTGAGGTAGAGGCGGCGCGTTTCCAGCGCCTCCTTCGGGCCCACGATGACGCGGCGCGAGCGCGCGTCGAGATAGACGACGTAGAGCGGCTCGCCGGTGGCGACGCCGATGCCACGGCGCTGGCCGATCGTATAGTGCAGGATGCCCTCGTGCCGGCCGAGCACGCGCCCGTCCATATGCACGATGTCGCCGGCAAGCGCGGCGTTCGGCTTCAGCTTGTTGACGATGTCGGAATATTTGCCCTGCGGCACGAAACAGATGTCCTGGCTATCGGCCTTCTTGGC